TAGAAAGGACCAGCACTTGCTTTTATTAATTCAATCTGAGCTTCGATTGATTGTGAATGACCATAGAAATTTCTAATTTTAGCTGGTGGAATAACTTTACCATCTTCAGCAAGAGCATCGATTGCTTTAGTCATCTTCTTATGTTTCTGCATACCAGACTTGGCAGTAGAACCCATAAGAGCAAATAGCTTTTTATCTAAACCTTCTCGGTCTCCTCTTTTGAAAACCTCTCCACCAGAGTTTTGTTTACCAAGAGTTGTATCTTTGACTTGATTATATAAAGCTCTTTGAAGTTCTTCTTGAGTGATATCTGGTTTAAGTGTGATTATATTAGATGCTTCACCAGACATAATCTCTTGCATCATTGAACCAGCATTACCAGGAGCTGGTTTGAAGCCATCAACCTCATTGTATCCAATCTCTAAACCTTTTTGTTTGATAGCACCATCTGAAAATTCGTCATCTCTGTCTGCTAATTTTCCAGGTGATGGCCTATCTTTTGGAGCATCTGATTTTTTAGAAGGTTCTGCTTTATCTGCAGGTTTATCGGCTGGCTTATCTTTTATTTGTACTAATTTGCCATCGATTGTTTTATGAGTAGGACTATCTTTGTCTTTTCCGTATACACCACGTCCTAAATGGGTTAGGCCCAATTTCTTGGCTTGGTCTGATGCATCTGATTCGTGTACTTTAAAGCTTGATATTGACATACATAGTTCCCATAAAAATAAAATTGTTAGGTCAATCTAACAATACTATTTATAAGAAAACTATATTTAAGTGGGCTCTTTAGTGAAGCTACCTGTAATATTATTGTCGTATATCCACCTATTGAATAAACCAAGTTCTCTACCATAGGCTTCGATTTCCCATGGTAGGTCATAATATTTATTTTTAGTATTCCATGTTTTCCCTTTCCAAACTTGTTTGTGAACTGAAGTTGTGTGTTCTAGTTCTTTTCTAGTAAATTGCTTTACATGTACCATTTCGTGAGCCACCGATAATAGTTTCTTACGTAATGACATGCCCTTATCGATTTTGATTTCGAACGTGTTTAGATTATCCGTATCAATACAAGATGCCAAATCACCTTCTTTATTCTCAAGGTCTCGTATCTGTTTGATATCAACCTCAAGATTTTTCTTTCTTGGCATCAGGTGGATTACACAATAGTACGCGAGTGATTCAATCAGCTCTCGTTCTTTTTTAGGACCAGTTGATTCTATACTAATTGCCATTATTTATTTCACTGAATATCATTATTACAATAACAGCAAATAATGCATATTTCATCATTTCCCATAAAAACTCAGTTTCTACCATAATTATATCCTATACTATAGTTTCATATTCGTCAAGAACTTTTTCTTTCAAATCACTATTGAAAAATTCATCAACGTTATGAGCCTTATCATCAATCCAAACATCATAGTGAGGTTTCCCTACTTTGACGCTGCTATATTTAACACCCCATTTATCTAACTGATTTTTGGTCAGTTCATATTTGGCGTGGTAGTTTCCAGTACTTGAACCTCGAGCCGTATAATAATTGATTGTATGACCTTTGTCATGCAAATCATTGAAATAAGCTATTCTGTCCATGTGTGGAACTGCGCGGGTCTCGTCATTGTCGACTTTCCCGTCTTTTGTAATGTAGAGTTCTAGAGAACATATTGTCCCGTCGATATCTACCATAAATGTTTTTAAGTTATTTACCATATAAATTATTCTCCTATTTTAGTTATAAATTACTGTTCTTGGTTCGTCGGTCATAAGAGCTTCGTCACCTCCATATTGATTTTTGTAAGGTTTGTTCCATTTACCGAAATTAATATCAACATACCATCCAACATCGAAATAGTCAGTCATATAATCGGAGTTATTGTGATTTCCGATTGACATTGCTCTGTATAAATGACGAAGAAAATTACCAACTTCACCAACGTATCGGTCAAGGTTATGTGGATTTGGTGAGAAGTGACCTCGGTTAATAATGTTCACCCGATTCTCATAATCCATATCAACAGAAGTGACAATATCAGTCAATGATGCTGGGCCATCTGAAATGTTAGCAACCAGAGTTGAATGGTTGTGGATTCCAAGAGTTATCTTGTATCCGTATGTTTTAGCCACCTCTTTGATTAATGGTGCCAGTTCTTTCTTTTTTGCTTGATTAATATATGCCATAAATTTACCTTTCTAAAATTACGTATTTTCCGAACGCATCATCAAATTTGAGAACCAAATCTTCATAATCACCAGACATCAAATCTTTAGTCATACGCTCAATTTCATCTTTAGTATAGCTTAATTGAGCTGCCAGTTTTCTAGCGACTCCAATCAAATAGAAGGCGTTGCCTTCGGGCCCTGTTAAATCAAGGACGATATGTGGTTCGTTTCTTTTTACCTTTTTCCTTATCATATAGTCATATTATACCATATATTGGTTAAATTGTAAACTAAAATGTGAGTGCACAAACCCTTTGTTACCAACGGTTTGGTAAAAAAATTGCAGAAAAATGAAATATTCTGTAAGTGATACAGCCGCAAGGACTTAGGAAATATATCCTTATAATCCTTAAACATTATAAGGATTTATGCGGATTTCATCTTTGAGAAGTTGTTGACCTTTTCAAACATTAGTTTGTTCTCAAATTTGCCATCTAAGACGTCAGTTTTGTGAGATATAATAAAGGTATTCGTATCTTCATCTAGGGTGCTTAGTATCTTCAATAGATTATCAACGCCGTCTGTATCCAGGCTAGAGTCAAATGTCTCGTCTAGCACCAATAGATTTGTATTCGTAGAGTTCTTCATTCGAGCTATCTGACGCCAAGTAAACATTAGAGATAGGTCAATACGAGACTTTTCACCTTCTGAAAAGCTTGAATAAGAGAAGTCGTCTCTATGTCTAGAACGGATCGTTTCATTGAAAGACTCATCAATATTGAATAGTACGAAGAAGTCTAGGACTTGTAGATATTGATTGATAAGCTTGTTAATCACAGGCAGGTATTGTTTTATTACTTTGGCTTTGATTCCGCCATCTCGTAATAATTCGTCAACCGCCTGTGAATAACTAAGCATCTCAGAAAACTCTGCATGGTCTTTTGAGAATCCGTTTAATTTCTCATACAACTCAGTTAAATTCTTTTCAGCTGATGTCGTATCATTAGTCTTACCTAACTTCTCCTGCAGAGTTTGAACTCTAGATAATAGATTAGCTACCTTACCAGAGTTCTCATTTATTTCTTGTCCTACGTTTCTTATTCGAATAAGTTCTTTTTGAGTTGATTCAAATAGTTCTTCAGTCTTTGATATCTCAGTTTGCAGAGCTTCATTACCTTCTTCCAACTTAGAAAGTTCGAGTCCAGTTTTTGATAATGCTTCAGATTTAACTTCTTCGGAAATCTGTTGATTGCAGGTTGGGCAAGTTGCGTTATCAATAAAGAACTTTTGTTCTGCTTTAAATCTTTCAACCTTGGATGCAATCTTACCTTCGAACTTATTAAGCTCATTTTGTTTGTTTCGTAATTCAGTAATATCATCTTCTGTTACCTCCGTTATTAATTGTTCTCTTAGTTCATCATTCTTTTCACCTAAAGCAATTGCTTGATTATTTAATTCATCTATTTCATCTTGAACTTCCTTTTCTTTTTCGGCATCGATAGATTTCAGTTCTTTAATATGTTCTTCTTGAAGTTCTATCTTTCCTTTGTGTAATTGTATTTGAGTATCTACATAAGTTATTTCACTTCTTAGTTTTTGTACTTTATCTTTTAGCACATGGTTCATCTTAGTGAAGATACCAATGTCAAGTAAATCTTCAATCACCTCTCGTCTATGATAAGTTGGTAATTGCATAAAAGGAATAAAGTTAGAAGAACCAAGAACTACGATTTGGTGAAATGATTTGTGATTGAGTTTAAGAATATTATTCTCTAATAACTTTTGATAATCTCGAGCATGTGACTCTTGGTTTAGCATTTTGTCATCTTTCCAAATTTCAAATTTATTTGGTTTGATTCCTCTTACTATTTTATAATTAGTTGACCCAATAGAAAATTCAACTGTAACCAATGCCTTCTTTCCATTGATACTATTGATAAGCTGTGGTTTATTGATAGTTCTATGAGGTTTACCGAATAAGGCAAATGATAATGCATCTAACATTGTCGATTTACCTGAACCATTAGCACCAACGATTAGCGTGGTCTTATGATTTGATAGATATATCTTCGTTGGTTTATCGCCTGAAGACAGAAAGTTTTTATATTCAATACTATTAAATTTTATCATATAGATTCTAGTTCTAACGCCTCAGTATGTAATTCACTAAGGATAGATTTGATTTTAGGTTTCTTTAATTTAGTTTCTAAAGCATCGACATAAGTATTAAGTAATGTTGATGTATCTTCAAGATTGATTTCTTCATCTTCTATTGTTTCAGCTGAAAGGTCTCCAAAGTTTTCTACAATCTTTAACTCTTGTGGATTCATTGATTGAACTTTATCTACATACTTATCAAACTCGTATGCATTTGATTTTTCAGAAACAATAATCTTAACAAACTTATTTGTGACATCTGAATAATCCGATTGTTTATCATCTGAATAATATAATTTACGGAATAATGTATATGGGTTTCTTACTGGAGTCATCTCACGAGTTTCAGTATCAAATACATGAAAGTATTTAGGGTCATGCGCATCAGACCAAGTCAACTCAACTTGAGTACCAAGATAAGTAACATTACTTTGACTTGACTTTGTATGATAATGACCAGAGTATACTGAATCAAATCGATTAAAGATTTCAGTACCCATACCATGTGATTTGATATTAGCATTAGCCATGAATTTAAATCCAGCTAACTCAAAGTGACCCATTAGAATTTGAGACTTAGTATTCTGAATAAAGTCCATACATTCCTTTTCATTATCTGGGCATATCCATGGTACTAATCCAATAGAGGTACCATCTAATTCTAAATCAGTTGGCTCCATATATATCTTAACGCAATCTGTATAGTGACCAAGTAATTCTTTTAGAGAACAAAGGTCGTTAGTATTTTTATAATACACATCATGGTTACCAGGAACAATAGACATATGTATGCCTTTATTCCGAATAACATCAAGGAACATATGTCGATTTCGCTCAAGAGCTTTAAAATTAACAAATCTTCTATGGTCATAATAATCTCCAAGATGTAAGATTGATTTAATGTCGTGTTTATCAAGATAAGGAAAAAATATATTATTATAAAATGATTCCGCATTATCTAGATAAACATCGCTTCCGTTTTTAACTCCGCAATGAGTATCGTTAATAATGGCTATTTTCATTCTTTAATTTTTCTTTTTTTCCTTGTACTTAACCCGTGCTCTTGAGCCCAGTCTTTTAATGTTTGGTCTTTTACTTTAACAGCATCGATTCTAGATTTTAATCTTTCTACTATACTATCACCGGCAAAATCACCAGCTGAAGCAAATGCGTCTAGACCAGATTGCTCAATGTATTTTAATTTGATATCCTGTTGTTTCTTCTCCTTAGCTATACGACGCAGAAATGCGAAGTAGGATATTTGCGTGAAATACGCGAATGCATTGGGTTTTCCTGTTCTAGTAGCAGCCTCTATGTTATAGTTATTGATTGCCTTAATACAATTCTCGACCGCATCCATTACCATTTCATCACGATAAGTGTATCTAACAAAGTTTGGTTTATGTGATAGACCTTCTGCTATCTTTAGAAAACACTCACCAATATACTCAGGTATGATTGGTTCACTATTGCCATCTTCAATGGCTTTATTAGTTTCTTTTACATGCTCTACAACCGCCTCAGAAAAATCCCTATTATTAACATAATGTGGTTTCTGTTTAGGTTTTAATTTTTCATTTTTCATAGGATATAATATACCATAATATTGTGTAAATGTAAATACAATTTTTTTAGTTTTTAATTAAAAAAACATAAGTTTTTATTGACATTGTTTGACTACTTTGGTATAATAGTCTAATCAATCCAATTCAGACGGCCATTCCCAGCGACGTTTCTGAAAATCATTTTCCTCTTTGTATTCCTCTGCTTTCTCATCTTCTGATGAATCTTTAGGTTCAAGACCATCTAAAATTGAAGAAAGGAATTCAAAAGGATTGGTCTCAATAGAGTCCGATGAGTCAGAAGTCTTGGATTTAAGATTCAAATTATCCGCGAGATCATCTAATCGATTTCGCAGTATACATTTAGAATAGAACTTCTTCATCTTGTATGAAGCAGAAGAATAAGACATAATGGAATCGTGATGAATGATTATATCTTCATCTTCGTCAGAACCATACATCCATTCATTCATAATCAGTTGTACACTTTTACCATCTGGCATTAGCATAACTTCTTGAGGTTTCGAAACCATTATTTCTTCACCATCATCTTCAACTAATCGGGCTATTATCGTTGACCCATCAATCATTTTATAAATATTGATTTGAGTATTATTGAGGTAGTTATTTAATTCATCACTCATATTGATAGCCTTTCTCTTATAAATAGAGTATATAATCAACTCTATATAGGATATTTATAAGATGGCAACTATAGCAAATTTCAATATCGACCAGGGTTCTACATTTTCTACTACAGTAAATGTTGAATCATCAACGTCAGGTTTATTTCAATTAAATAGTTATTCAGCAAGAGGAAAACTTAGAAAATCATATTCTTCTTCTAAATACGTTTCATTTACCTGTTCAATTAATGAAAACTCTCCAGCTCAAGATACTATAGCAATATCATTAACGGCCGCTCAAACTAAAGCGATGAAGCCTGGCCGATATGTTTATGATATTGAGATATTTTCTTCATCAGGTGAAGTTATACGAGTACTAGAAGGTCAGGCTGAAATCCTGGCTTCGGCATCTCAAGCTAATCCATTAAGTGAGGGAATAGAATTTAAATATACAGAAGAAAATTTTGTAGTACATAAAATGTATCACCCAACGACTGGTGCTGAAGTAACTGCCAATACATATGCTGAACATAGTACGTATATGGGACAAGGATATGTTCATGTATATCCAATTGGCGGAGGTGGAGCTGCGTCAGAGAATGCTCAATCTGCAACTGATACTGTTTCTTCTGGTAATTCAGAAAGTGCAAGTGATACAACAAATAATTCACCTGGTAATTCCGGTGGAGAATCATCTAGTTACTATTAAGGAAAAATATGGCTGACATAAAGGCATCAATATCAAATTCAAATACTTCTTTGACTGCATCTATTAATGTAGATAAGAAAATAGTCCCAGTAACATTATCTAGTACTGAAACCACATTAGGTCAATTAGGATTAAGTAATGTTACAAATGAATCAAAGACAACAATGTTTACCAATCCTGCGTTTACTGGGATTCCGACAGCACCGACTGCGGATTCTCCCACAAACACAACTCAGATTGCAACTACCGCCTTTGTTCAACAATTACTAGGTGGAATAAGTTCTGGCTCATTGGCAGGATTAACAGATACCACTATAACTACAATTGGTGATGGTGAGATTATAGTTTATGATAATGCATCATCAAAATATATTAATAAAACTTTATCTGAAGCGGGCATTGCAGATGCTGCAACTCAATCAGCTCAAGCATCAAGTATTAGTACTAATACATCTAATATATCAACTAATACATCAAACATTGCACTTAAGGCTCCAATAAATAATCCTAATTTTACAGGTACCGTTACTGGCATAACCCCAACTATGGTTGGATTAGGAAATGTTTCTAATCAATCACCTGAAGAAATTAGAGCAGGCATAACCGAATCTCATATACCTAGTGGTATAGCTCGTGATACTGAACTTAGTGCTCATACGTCTTTAACAAATAATCCACATTCTGTAACTAAATCTCAAGTTGGATTAGGAAATGTTTCTAATCAATCACCTGAAGAAATTAGAGCCGGTATAACTGACTCACATATACCTTCAACCATTACTAGAGATACAGAATTGGCAACTCATACAGGAGCTACTAATCCACACAATATTACTGCTTCAACAATTTCTTTAGGAAATGTAGAAAATAAATCTTCTGCAACTATCCGTAGTGAAATAACTGAATCAGATATTCCTAGTGGGATAACAAGAGACATTGAATTAAATGCTCACGTGTCTGCTACCAATCCACATAACGTAACTGCAAGTCAAGTCGGAGCCTATTCTACTTCAGAAGTAGATGCTCTAGTCGAAGGTAAAGATACTTTAATAGAATTGAATGATACTAGCATTTCTAGTTTAACTGATAATGATATTATAGCTTGGGATGCAGCAATTAATAAATTTTCAAATCAGACATTATCTGAAGCAGGTATTAATGCAGCTGGAGTAGGACTTGGTAACGTTGATAATGAATCTAAAGTATCAATGTTCACTAATCCTGCATTTACTGGAATCCCAACTGCGCCGACTGCTAATGTTAATAATAGTAGTGGGCAGATTGCAACAACCTCTTTCGTATCTCAAAAAGTTCAAGCATTATTAGATGGTGCACCTACTTCTTTAGATACTTTAAATGAAATAGCAGCAGCATTAAATGATAGTCCAAATCAAATCAATGCGATATTAACAAGTCTGAATGGAAAAGTAAATACTGGTGATGTATATACTAATACTCAAGTAGATGCTTTATTAGCCGCGCAAAATTCTATTGCGGAAATGACTGATGTCGATTTAACCGCTATTGGTGAATTTGAATTATTAGTTTACGATTCGACATCAGGTAAATTTAAAAATAGAACAAGATCAGAAGCAGATATTTCGACTGCTACAGATTTAAATAATCATATAGCATTAAGTAATCCACATAATACAACAAAAGCCGATGTAGGATTAGACCAAGTAACTAACTCATCACCTAAATTATTACCGATTTCAACTGCAACACAGACTGCTTTAGATTTAAAAGCAAATATTGCATCTCCGACTTTTACTGGAACCATAACAGGAAATGGAAGTGGATTAACTAATCTAAATGCATCCAATATATCAAGTGGTACTATTGCTAATGGAAGATTACCATCAGCTGCAACTAATATAACTTCAGTAGGAACTCTGGCTAATCTAACTATAGCTGGCCAAGTTTTACTTTCTAATGCAAATGGATTAGAAATTCAAAAAGGATACTTTAATAGTGGTGGTATAAGAATCAAACATAATACTTCAGCCAATAATGAATTTGCTATAGCATATGAAGGTGACTTAAGTGGAAGTGGTGAAGGTACAAAGAATTTTAAATTACAACTTAAGAAAAATGGTTCTCAAATATCAGTAATTAAATTTAAACCAGATGGTAATACTTTTTATGATGGTGGAAACTTTGGAGTCGGTAAAACATCTCCAACATCTAAACTTCATGTATCCGGTTCTACTACATTAGAGAATGGTGTAGATATGGCCACAGGAGCAAGTAACAATTACGTTGGTATTGGTACATCATCTGCAGATAGAAAATTGGTCATTGATGGTAATGTTAATATTATAAAAGGTGATAATCATATTGCAAATACCGCAGTTCTTCGAACTAGAGCAACTGATGATACAGGAACCTTTATTGATTTTGGTGG